CCGACCCCCCGCCTTAGTCCACTTCATGAACTCTTCCGCCGCCTTGTCAAACTCACCTCGGTTGGTCTTCATCCGAAGGGAAGAGCGTTGGAGATTGCCGAGGCCCACGTTGAAGGCAAAAGATACGAGAGCATCGAAGACTCCCTGACAGCCAACAGCAGCAGGGCAAAGTCGAACCACACCACGCTCAAACCGGCCAAGGTCTTGAGAAAGTATCCGGTCCACCTCGTCCATCGTGAGAACCCGGTCCCAGCCCTCGGGTATCGGTAGATTCCGACGCTCCTCATACTTCACCGTTGCATGGGTGGGGTCAATCACATGACCGACACCGACAGTCCACAACAGCGCCGGACAGCGATAAGGCTTAGTCCGGACACCCTCATGGTGTTTGATCATGTCGATGGCGGCCTTGGAGACTTTCACTTCTTGCCGAATGCTTGGGTACCAAACCAGAAGGCGATGATCGAAGACAGGATCAGCATCTCGTCATCCGAGAACACTTCAGCCATCGCAGCGGCAAACGGAACACCCGTGTTGTAGGCGTACCAAACACCCGCAATGTTGATGGCGACCAGCTCCAGCACGAAGATGTAGGTAACGACCGGACGAACCGAAGCCCGTAGATTGATCATCCACTGCGAGGCGCCTTTACCAATTTCCATGTCGTGCTGATACAGAGCTACGCGCTCTTCGGCTGCGGACTGCACCTGAACCTGCTCCAACTTGATTTCTTCGACCCGAGCTTGAGCAATGAAGCCACGCTCAGCCAGCGCCAACTCACGCTCCTTCTGGGCTGCGACTAAAGCCAGCTCGTGCTTCTTGTCCTGCCGGTCTTGGAAGATCTCAAGGATCTTAGGCAGTCCACCTGCGAGGAAAGACAGGAACGTGCTAACCATCGTCATCATTTGTTGCGCTCCTCTATCAACTTGACCCGTACTTGTAGGTCGTGGATGTCTTCCATAATGTCGTCTTTGAGTTCCTGACGACGAGCGGCGCTTAGTGGGCTATCAGTAGGTACACCGTCCTCGGTAATCAGGATGGGGATCTTAGACTCAATGGCAATCAGACGATTGTTGAACGATGCGATCTCTGCCAGCAGCCAACCTACAGCGGCCAGCAGAACCGGGAACAGCATGTCCACAATCTTCTGCATATTCATTTATCGGCCTTCTCATCCAGCTTATCGAAGATCTTACTCAGCATATTTTTAATGTCGTCAATGTCTCGCTGATACGTTGTTTGAGTCACATACGTCAACGGCATATTGCGAACGTCCTTATCCAAACGCTCAATGCTGCGGGTGATCTGATTAAGCGACCATCCACCAAAGAACGCTGCTACACCGACAACGATGTTAAACAAGACCTGCATTTCCATCGTCAGGCCTCCGGAGCCGGAACCTCAACCCACGACAACGTGGTTTCATCCCACGAGTACATCTTCGGCGGTTCGCCCGTACCCGCATCTTCTGGCATTGGCACCGGAGCTTGCCATTGGGCATTCTCATCCAGCACCCACGACGGATACGGCTGCGGAGCTACAAATGCATCAATGTCAGCGCGATAGGTGTAACCGATACCAGCATAGTTCTTACGGACGTTGCCGTTGTAAGAAGTCTGCTTCCAGTTCCCGCCTAGCAAACGCTGGCAGAACGCGACACCGATGCTCTCGACTTCGTTGCCGTTAGCGTCAGCCGTATCCTTGTTGGCTACGACAATCACGCGCTGCACAACATTGTTTTCATCAATCTCTGCAAAGTGAGCCATGTTTAATCCCTCAATTAAAGCAAAACTTCCTGATGGCGGTTTTATCACTCAAAAACCTAGCATCTTTATCTGTCCTGACATGGTACGCAGATATGTGTGTGTATCCGTGTTTACGAGCAAACCACATACGTTTGTGTCCCATGTAGACCCTTAACACCTCTTTCCGCTTTTTCAAATCATCTGGCAGTTCCGGATTGGGGTCTGTTTGATAATCTGAGTAGGGCGAAAAAATGATAATGGGGTGAACCATGCCGTTATCCAGAAGCTCCTTCTCAAATACAGGAAGAAACTTTTCCGGAAGCTTGTCCATGAATACCCCTATATCCTCAATACAATACTCCGCATAAAACTGTGGGAAGTCATTTCGTTGTGACTTCAACAACCTATACATGTAGCCCGGTCAGGGACTTCTCATCCCCAACGTAACCAACAGGAAACGTGTTAAACGACAAACTGATCCGAGTGTCTTCGCCCTGCACGGCCTGAACCATGTGCGTAAGGCTAGACGGGAACAGAATCAACTCTTTTGCAACTGCTTCAAACCACCAAGACTCGGAGTTGTACAAGTTCCAGTTCTCGGTCGGCAGACTGATCTGCTTGTAGCCGTCCTTGTAGAAGTAGATCCTGTCCGATTCTTTGTTGGCTTTGATGTAAAGCACACCAGAGACAAAAGAGTTTGGATGAGCGTGTTTGTGATGCCACTGTCCGGGCTTGGTGTAGTTTAACCAAGACTGTGTGATCCGAAGGTTTACGTCCTTCATCGGGGCGTGAATTTCCTTCAGGTACGTCGCAACAGAAGCCTCACAAAAATCGCTCAAGCCCTTCAACTCAATGTTGTTGAAGACGTAGTTATCGTCGCTTGTCGTGTTGCCTTCGTTGTTATGCTGGCTTTGTTTCAACACAAACTCCAACTCCCGCTCCGTGAACTCACGGTCGAGGTTGAACCGGGCAACCGGTGTGGGGAATATCCCGTGCAGAATCATGCAGCCGCCTGTTCAATTTGTTTGGCGTACTCGTCAAAAGCCTTCTGCTGCTCGGGCAACAGGATCGTGGGAACCGCATCTTCTAGTTCCTTGATCTTTTCAATCGTGAACATGATCTCTTCCCACGAGGGCTTCGGACGCGGATCTTCCCACCGCGTGATCTCACGATTGCTGATTTCCCATTTCGCACCCGGACGAAGCAAGTGCATCGCCGTGTCAATACCCATGATTTGATACGCTTTCATTAGAAATTCACCTTGAGAATTACGATACCTGAACCGCCAACACCACCTGTGCTGCCACCACCACCAGCGCCACCACCAGTATTAGCAGCGCCATTGTTTCCGGTTGCACCATCCGCTGCGCCACCACCACCAGCGCCACCAGAGCCTTGTGTGCCAGTAGAAACCGCGCCTCCGCCGCCGCCAGCATAAGTCACTGAACTGCCGGAGATAGCTGAGGCCGTGCCAGCACCTCCATTACCGCCCGAATACGGGGAAGAATTGTTAGCGTTGCCGCCAACAGCACCTGCCCCACCACCCCCGCCAGCAGCATAAGCAGGAGCGCCGCCAGTTAAATTGCCATCGCCACCATTGTTGCCTTGGGATGGTGAAGTTGAAGGCGTATTGCCAGCCGCTCCAGCAGAACCGGGGTTTGAGCCAGCACCGCCACCACCAGAACCGCCTGTTAAAGCAGTTATAACTGCACCGTTATATCCCCCACCGCCCCCACCTCCGGTAGAGGTAATAGTGCTGAATACAGAGTTGTTACCAGATGCGCCGCGTCCAGATGATGAATCTCCGGCAGTCCCGCCCGCGCCAACGGTAATGGTGTAAGACGTTCCAGCGGTTATAGAAAGTCCCGTTCCCGTTCTAAACCCACCGCCACCGCCACCACCACCGTTGCTTCTGCCACCTCCACCACCCCCCGCAACAACGAGGTAGTCAACGCTCACCGCACCAGCCGGAGCCGTCCACGATTCTGTCGCAGTGAAGGTGTAAAGCAGGTAATTGTTGAAGTTCAACTTCAGGATGACTACGCCGGAGCCGCCTGCGCCGCCAAGGCCAGTTGAAGCAGGAGAACCACCGCCACCGCCACCGCCACCGCCAGTATTAGCGGTGCCAGCAACACCCGGATAGCCGCCATTACCGCCGCCACCAGATCCACCAGTACCGGCAGTTCCTCCATTAGACCCGCCGCCACCACCACCGGCATAAGTTACAGAAGAACCAGAAATAGAAGAGGCCGTACCATTACCTCCAGCTCCTCCAGCAGCGGTAGCATTTCCCCCTACAGCTCCGGCACCACCGCCACCGCCACCATTAAAACTTGGCGATCCATTTCCATTTCCACCATTACTTCCTTGTGATGGGAAAGTACTGGGCGTATTTCCAGCGCCGCCGGGGCCGCTTTGTGAGCCACCGCCACCAGACCCACCAGATCCACCCGGTTCGCCACCACTACCACCACCACCGCCAGCGCCACCTCCAGCAGCGGTAAGAGCATTAAAAGTAGATCCTGTTCCGGCAAAACCAGCAGCAGCACTAGTGCTACCAGCAGCACCTCCAGCGCCTACAGTAATTGTATAAGTAGCACCCGGAGTAACAGTCATCGCGGTTCCAGTACGCATTCCTCCTGCGCCACCGCCTCCTCGACCACCGCCACCACCTGAACTTCCACCAGATCCGCCACCACCGGCCACAAGATAGTCCACACTACTGACGCCAGCAGGCATCACAAAGTTGGTGGTTGAGTTGAACGTCAGGATCGAAGCAGTACCCAGTGTGTACTTGATGAAGACGATGCCGGAGCCGCCGTTGCCGCCAGAGTTTTGTCCGCCGCCACCGCCACCGCCAGTATTAGCAGCACAATTACTTGCACTGCCGCTATTACCTGTTCCTGCGGTACCACCACCAGCGCCTGCGGCTCCTCCACCGCTTGTGCTGCCACCTCGTCCACCGCCGCCACCAGCATAGGTAACAGAAGACCCGCTTATTGACGATGCCGTTCCACCGCCTCCATCACCCCCAATACCCGGAAATTGAACTCCCGCGCCTCCAGCAGCAGAAGCGCCACCTCCGCCTCCACCAGTGGCTCCGGGAGCTCCGTTTCCTCCATTATTTCCTTGAGACGGCGAAGTGCTTGGCGTGTTGCCTGCCCCACCGGAATTAGATCCAACGCTGCCGCCACCAGAGCCGCCGCTTGCACCAAGAGGAGAGCCATCGCTACCACCACCACCGCCACCGGCTGAAGTAATGGTACTAAATACAGAACTACTACCACTGCTACCGGCAGTGAAAAGACCACTACTTCCGTTACCACCAGCGCCGACAGTAATCGTGTAAGAAGTTCCGGCAGTTACAGAAAATCCAGTGCCAGTGCGGAATCCACCCGCGCCACCGCCACCACCTTGGCATCCACCGCCACCGCCTCCCGCTACGCAGAGATATTCAACCTCGCTCACACCAGTCGGCGGAACAAAGATTCCGGATGAGGTATAGGACTGAACTACGGTCTGAACAGGGACTGAGTAGCGAAGAACAACGATGCCGGAGCCGCCTGTGCCACCGGCACCCCCTGAAACATTGTATCCGCCACCACCGCCTGCGCCACCAGTATTAGCCGTGCCGTTTCCAGCAGCAGTATCCGAGTTTGTTCCGTTTCCGCCACCACCCGTGCCGCCAGAACCAGCGGTTGCGCCGCCCGGAACATAAGCACCTCCACCACCACCGCCAGCATAAGTCACAGAACCGCCAGAAATAGACGAGGCTGTGCCATTACCTCCATTTCCAGACTGAGTGCTACTTGGCGCAGTTTGTCCTGTTGCGCCAGCGCCGCCACCACCGCCAGCGGTTTGCGTTGACCCGCTGCCGTTTCCACCATTATTTCCTTGACTGGGCGAAGTAGAAGGAGTATTTCCTGCGCCTCCAGTTCCGTTTGTATATCCACCGCTACCAGAACCGCCGGCAACGCCGTTTCTGCTTCCTTGTTGGCCGCCGACACCTCTACCTCCACCGGAGGAAGTAATGGTGCTAAAAATAGAATCGTTGCCTTGTCCTGCGTCGGAAGTTCCAGCAGACGCTCCAGCCGTACCGCCAGCGCCAACAGTAATCGTGTAAGACGTACCGGCACTTACGCTAAACCCAGTACCAGTTCGGAACCCACCGGCACCGCCACCAGTACCGATTCCGCCGCCACCTCCACCACCCCCCGCAACAACAAGATACTCAACCTCGGTTACGCCGGTCGGAGCCGTCCACGAACTCGTAGCCGTGAAGGTTTTGACTTCGACAAATCTGTTACCGCCCACAACTCGGGCGAGCAGTAGCATCATTATTCCAGACATGCGATTAGCTCACGTTTCCGGTGATGACACAGAGAGACGGGTTAATAAATAGCACACTGGCTACGCCACGAGTAGAGAGCGTCACGCTGGCCTTGTCAGCATCGGTACCAGCAAGATAAGCCGTCGTCACCGGGCAGTTGATGCTGATGTTACCGGTCGTGTTATTGAAGACCGCAACCACATCGCCCGTTGCAAAGATGTCGTTTGGAACCGTGATTGAACCACTGGCTCCGACTTCAACATATTCGCCCACATCCGTAACTGCAAGCGTGTAAGCCGTCGTCTTAGCTGTTCCTGCTGATGGGATTGCGCGAATTTTACCAACACCGTCAAAAATGTTTGTGATGGTTGCGCTAGTACCATTCAGCGTCGTGATCGTAGCCGTCGTAGCCGTCAAGATATTGATCGAAGCGTTGTTCGCAATTGACAGGCTGGAGGGATTCGTACCCAGTTCCACCACAGCACTGCTGCTGTTCATGGTGAACAGGCGCTTGTCGGAGGTATTAACTGCTACTTCGGCACCCCCGGCCAGATTGGTCAGGTTAGCCGTGCTCGGGACCGCACTCGCGGTGTCGCTTTTCTTTAAGAGAATCGTGGGCATATATTCACCTGCTACTAGGCCCAGCCCCTAACGGGATGGTCGGGTTTGTCAATCGCCACTGACGCAATATTGTCCGGATTAAACCCGGTTGCGTCAATGACACGCAAATTAGCGTGGAAACCGTCAAGTGGTTCCATCTCCGGCACTTCGCCGTCGTCGGTTCGCAATACCTTGCCGGTCGGCTTGTAGATCGCGCCGATCACATCCAGAGCGTACTTATGGCCGTCCGTAACGTGCCAGCCTTGGTCGCCCTCGGTCACAACGCCTGCCGCCTCTAATACGTCGTACAGGGCT